CACCGGCCCCGTACCCGGCAGACACGCTGGGCACCACGATTACCTCGGCGTCCAACAACACCACGCTTCCCCAGGCCACGATCAACGTGGCCTCGACCACTGGCTACCCGGCCTCTGGCACGTTCTGGGTCAACACCACGCAGGGCTTCCAACTCATCACCTACACCGGCACGACGGGCACCACGTTCACGGGCTGCACGGGCGGCACGGGTCTGCTGCTGACGGGTCAGGCTGTAAACGGCGTGACGCTGTGCGGTGGCGGCGTGATCCGGCGCACCGACATGCGGGTCTCGTTTGTGCGGGTGTTCGACTACGAGCGCCAGCGCGTAGAGATGCTGCCCAGGCCCACGGGCGACATGTCCGCGGCGGCCCCGGTGAGCGTCCAGAACACGCCGGCCGTTACCGTGTCTTCGGGCACCGTTGCCGCCGCCGGTACTGTCGCGGTGGATGCCGCCATCGGCAACCCGGTCACCGCCGGCCTGCGGGCGAGCAACGCCAACATCGCGGCAATGTCGGCTGCGGGCGACAGCGTGGGCTGGATGGGCACGATGATCGGCGCGGGCGTGGTGCGCCCGTACTCGATCCCCGAGGCAGACTGGCAAGTCCCCGCCAACGTGGGCGGCCTCGTCAACACGGCAACCGCCTTGCAGGTCAAGGAGGCGGCGGGCGCGGGCATCCGCAACTACGTCACGAGCCTCGATCTCATGTCCGAGGCGCTGACCAACGCCACCGACTTCCGCATCCGCGAGCCTGACCAGACCTGCTCCTCGCAGACCATCGCGTCCAACACGCTGACCGTCTCTGCTGCGCACAACCTCGCGGTTGGCGATGCGGTGGTGTTTTCGGCCTCGACGGTGACCGGCATCTCGACGGGTGTGACGTACTACGTCCTGACCGTGCCCGCGACCACGACGATCACGCTGTCGGCCACCCGGGGCGGCTCGACGCTGGCAATCTCTGGCACGGGTGTGACGGCCACCTTCCACAAGGTGCTGTGGATGACCCGCATCCCGACTGCTGGCCTGCTCTCGGGAAGGAACATCGAGTTCCCCACCCCCTTGCGCGGGTCGCCCAACGTCGCCCTGCAAATTCAGACCGCAACCGCCTCGGGCGCGGGCGCGGTGTACGCAGCACTCCAAGGCTACGCGGCCCCGTAAGGACACATCATGAGCATCGAAGAGCTGATCAACCTCCTGCAGAACCGGCTCGCGTTTAACGCGACGCAGCGAACGGCCGCCGTGCAGCGTGGCGACGTGGCCCTGGTGACGTCCCTGGACGCCGACACGGCCACCACCCAGGCCACGCTCGACGCGCTGCAGGCCGCGTGAGCCCGCTTGCGCAAGGCATCACAATGCTGGTAGTATTCGTCCCGGGTCATTGCCTCTGCTCCACTGGCAGCGACCGGACACGCTGTTGCCATTCGGCGCCTCCTCACGGGGGCGCCGATTTTTTTTGGGCCGCCGCTTGAAGGCCGAAGACTTCCGCACGCCGACGTGGAGGCGGCTGACGCAGACCCTGGAGGAAAGGCTCCAGGAGCTGCGTGAGCTGAACGACAACCCGTCCTTCAGTCCAGACAAGACAGCCCTGATCCGCGGTGGGATCAGTGAGCTGAAACGAATTCTCAGCCTGGCCGAGCAGGCCAGCCTGAGTCCAGCGGTCGACCCCGACGAACTCGCCGGCGTTGACGTGACGGGCCGACAGGCCCACACCGAGTGAGACGACGAACCATGCAAGCACAAGGAACTGCCAACACCCAAGACGAAGCGCTGAAGATCTGGCAGCAGCTCGATGCAGAGGACGCCGACCTGGCGCCACCTGGCGCGAGCGAGCCCGACGCGCCTGCAGCCACCGACAGTGCACCCGCCGCGAAGCAAGATGCTGATGCGGCCGATGCGAAAAGGGTCGGTGAAGAGGCGGCGCCGCAGGGCGAGCAAGTGCTGCTCGACCGGATCGCGGGCCTGGAGACGATGATCTCCCAGGTCACGCAGCGACTGAGAAACGCAGAGGGCCACATCGGTGGACTGGGCAGCCAACTGAAGCAGCAGCTTCAGACGGCGCAGCAGGTCACCGCGAAGGGCGGCGATGCGCCGAGCGCGACCGAAATCCGCGAGGCGCACAAGAACCCCGAGGCGATGGCCAGGCTGAAGACGGACTACCCCGAGTTCGCCGAGGCCATGGAGTCCGCTCTCAACGAGCGGCTCGGATCTCTGGAGCAGAAGCTGCAGCAACAGCAGCAGGCTGCGCCCGCGGCGGTCTTGCCGCAGGAGATCTCCCGCCTGCGCTCTGAGTTCGCTGTTGAGGTGCGGCATCCTGGGTGGCAAGACCTTGTGAGGACGACCGAATTCGTGGGCTGGCTGCAGCGCCAACCGCGGGAGGTTCAGATGCTTGCGGCGAGCGAAAGCCCGCAAGACGCTGTGCGCCTGCTGGACATCCATGCAGAGGCCTCGAAGTCGGCAACGTCACAAAGAACGCAGCGCCTGAGCTCTGCGGCGGCCCTTCCATCCGGCCGGTCCGGCGGCAACGTCCGTCAGAAGGCCGTGGAAGACATGTCGCCCGAAGAGTACTGGCGCTACCTTGACGAAATCGACCGACAGAAAAGGTAACCAGAAATGCAGACCTATTCCCTTGTTCCTTCGCGGAACCTCATCATGGCGGAGCGCGAGATGCTCAAGCACGCCATGCCCATCAAGGTGCTGAGCACCTTCGGCACGCAGAAGCAGGTGCCGCAGAACAAGACCGACACGGTCGTGTTCCGCCGTGCGCTGCCGATCGACGCGGCGTCCAACGGCGCGCCGAACATCACGGCGAGCAACTACCTGCTCCAGGAAGGCGTGACGCCCGGCGCGCGCACGATCGCCTACCAGGACGTGCAGGTCACCCTGCAGCAGTACGGCGTGCTGATGAAGCTCTCGTCCAAGGCCGAGGCCATGTACGAGGACGACATCCCCGGCGACATGGTCAAGCTCGTCGGCGAGCACATGGCCAGCATCGAGGAGCTCATCTCCTACGGTGTGGTCCGCGGCGGCACGAACGTCGTGTTCGCCAACGGCACGGTGCGCACCTCGGTGAACACCGGCATCACGCTGAACAAGCTGCGCCAGGCCGCTCGCCAGCTCGAGTCGGCCCACGCCCAGATGGTCACCGAGAAGCTCGCGGCCTCCGTGAACTTCGGCACCTCCGCGGTGGAGCCGGGCTACCTGGTGTTCATCCACACCGACATGGAAGCCGACTTCCGTAACCTCAGCGGCTTCACCCCGCTGGCCCGTTACGGCTCGCAGAAGCCCGTGCACGAGCGCGAAATCGGTGCGGTGGAGCGCTTCCGCATCATCACCTCGCCGTACTTCCGCCCCTTCCTGCAGGGCGGCGGCACGGTCACCGCGGGCACCTTCCTGTCCAACGGTGGCAACACCGGCACCACGGCCGACGTCTACCCCCTGATGGTGGTGGCGCAGGAGGCCTGGGGTCAGGTTGCCCTCAAGGGCATGGGCGCCGTGCAGCCGATCTACTTGCCCGCCAAGCAGATCACGCACGCCAACCCCATGGGCCAGTTCGGTTACGTCGGCGCCAACTTCTACAAGAACGCGGTGCGGCTGAACGAGAACTGGATGGTCCGCATCGAAGTGGCCTGCTCCGCCCTGTGATGAATAGCCGGGGCGCAAGCCCCGGCTGACAGAAAGGAAACCCGATGCCCATCGAATCTGTGAAGCAACGTGTCAACGCCATTGCCGCGCCCGGCGACCGTCAAGAGCTGACGGCCCTGATGCACGCCGTGCTCGACGCCCTGCAGGCCGTCGCGGTCAAGCTGGACGCCGACACCGGCGTGAACGACACGAATTACGCGGCCACCGTGGCCACCTACGTCACCGACTGAAAGGAATCTGAACCATGTCGAGCAACCTCGCTCTTGACGCTGGCCTGAGCGCCGCGTTCTCCAGCGGCGCCTGGGCCGAAGGCACCAACGCCAACACCATCCAGAACGCTGCCGCGGTCACCTACACGATCGACGGCCGCTTCTACAGCAAGGCCATCACCAACAACATCGCGATCAGCTACAGCGGCCCGTCGGTCTACCAGGCGGCTGCCGGCGGCGTGCAGTCCGTCAACGGCGGCTTCACCGGCGGTGTGGGCGGCTCGACCCGCCTGTACCTCATCTGCCTGGATACGGCCGGCGACGTGTCGATCCTGCCGGGCCAGATCGTGAACTCGGCGGAGCTGGCCGCTGGCCGCGTCGCGCTGCAGTTCCCGGACTGCCCGAACGGGGTGTGCGCGGTGGCGGCCCTGCGCATCGCGGTGACGGCTGGCACGAACTTCACCCCGGGCTCGGTGGACCTGTCCGCCTCCGGCGTGACGGCCACGTTCATCAACCTGTCGACGGTCCCGGCGAACCCGCTGACGGCCTGACGAGAGAAGGGGGGGCGCCTGCGGGCGCTCCTCTGCCCGCTACCCCAGGAGACTGACCCATGAACACCAAGCTGAACAGCTACGAGAAGCACCGCACCGTCGACTCCGAGAGCGTGGAGATCGAGAAGGCCATCACCCCAGCTGCGGAAGCCACGTCGGCGCGCGGCGTCGAGATCGACACGGATCGCGTGCTGCGCACCGACCAGATCGACCAGGAGGCCTTCATGCGCGACGAGCTGGAGGTGCTGTTCAGCGAACCCGCGACCGAGCACGAGCCGGCCTATGCCGAAGTCAACGTCAACGGCGACTATCGCCTCGCGGTGCGCGGCGACACGACCAAGATGCGCCGCTACCACCTGGCGGTGTTGGCCAACGCTAAGCAGTCGCGCGTGCGCCAGCGCAAGATCGTGAACGCGGACGGCAGCATGGGATTCCAGGAGGAGAACGTCCTGTCACTGACCTACCCGTTCCAGGTCATCCATGACCCGAACCCGAAGCAGGGCGGGCCCTGGCTCAAGCAGCTCCTCAAGCAGCCTGGCTGATGAACTACCTGCAGCTTGCTCAGCGTCTTGCGGTGGAGTGTGGCGTGGCCACAGCTCCCACGTCTGTGCTCGGCCAGACGGGCATGCTGGCCAAGCTCGTGAACTGGACCAACGACGCATGGCTCGAGATCCAGGGCATGCACGACAACTGGAACTGGATGCGCCAGCCGTTCACGTTCGAGACGGTCGCCAACGTCGGCGACTACCTGCCGGCGACCATCACGAACACGGTCACCGGCAACCTGATGACCGACCTGCGCTACTGGTGGAAGGACACCTTCCGCTGCCAGAAGAAGAGCATCGGCGTGCAGGACGAGCAGTGGCTCGTCGAGTGGGAGTACCAGGTCTTCCGCAACACCTACCGCTTCAACGTGCAGGTTGCCGGCCGTCCGGTGGTGTTTGCCATCAAGCCCAACGGCAAGGCCGTGATGCTGGGCCAGATCCCCAACGACGTGTTCGAGGTGAGCGGCGAGTACCAGACCCTGCCCATTTCGATGACGACGGACACCGACGTGCCTGGCGCGCCAGAGCACCTGCACCTGGCCATCGTCTACAAGGCCATGCAGTTCTACGGCCTGTTCGAGGCCGCGCCCGAGGTGCTGAGCAAGGGCAACACGGAGTTCAGCCGGTTGATGAACCAGCTCGAGAGAGAGCAGCTGCCTGAGCTGTACCTGGGGAATCCGCTGGCCTGATTCAAAGCATGCAGCAGGCTCAGCTCCCAAGGGTCCAGTACGAGCTTGTCACCCTCGGTGGCGGCCTGGACCTGGTCACCCCGTCGCTGTCTCTGGCGCCCGGCGTTGCCCGCTCTGCGGTCAACTTTGAGTGCTCCATCACTGGCGGTTACACGCGCGTTGCTGGCTACGAGCGATTCGACGGCCGGACCAGCCCGTCAGATGCTACCTATACCACCTTGACCGCTGCCATCACTGGGTCGATCGTGGCGGGCAACACCATCACCGGCGCCACCTCCGGCGCGACGGGTGTCGTGTTCCTTGTCAGCGGATCGACCGTCGCCTTCACTAAGGCTACCGGCACGTTTACTGCGGGGGAGACTATCCGCGTCGGGGGTGTTGGCCAGGGCACTGTGACTGCGCTGGGGCCTGCCACACCGCTGACTTCGCAGCAGTCGGCGCAGTACCTCAACCTTGCTGCCGACGTCTACCGGGCTGACATCGGCACGGTGCCCGGGTCTGGTCCGGTTCGTGGCGTGGCCTACTACAGCGGCACCGTGTACGCCTGGCGGAACAACGTCGGCGCCACTGCGTTGGCCATGTACAAGTCCTCCGCGTCGGGCTGGACGTTGGTCTCCTACGGCTTTGAGATGTCGTTCACCCATGGCACCATTGCCCTGGTCGATGGCAACACGATCATCGGGCAGACCAGTGGTGCGACAGCCACCATCAAGAGGGTGGTGCTTGAATCGGGATCCTGGTCCGGCAGCGATGCCGCCGGCCGGCTGATCTTTGCCTCGGTCACTGGGACCTTCCAGGCCGGCGAACACCTGCGGATAGGGTCCACCACCTACGCCCATGCAGTGGCGGCTCAGACAGCCATCACGGCCCAGCCCAGTGGCCGTGTGGAGACGGTGGTGGCCAACTTCGGTGGCAACGTCAACACGACTAGGTTGTACGGCTGCGACGGCGTCAACAGGGCCTTCGAGTTCGACTTCGTGCAGCAGGTCTATGCGCCGATCAGCACCGGCATGGCGGACGACAGGCCGAACCACATCGCGTTCCACAAGAGCCATCTGTTTCTGAGCTTTGGCAGCTCGGTGCAGCACTCGGCCATCGGCGATCCGTATGTGTGGGACCCGGTGTTTGGCGCGGGAGAGATCGCGCTGATCGACAACGTGACGTCGTTCCTCGTGCTGCCTGGCGACCAGTCCACCGGCGCCATGGCGATCTACGCCGACGACAACACCTTCATGCTTTACGGCACCAGCTCCAGCGACTGGAACCTGGTGTCGTACAACGTGGGCACGGGCGCCAAGCCGTACAGCGCGCAGAACCTGGTGTCGAGCTTCGCGTTCGACGACCGGGGGATCATGAACCTGAAGACGACGCTGAACTACGGCAACTTCGATGCGTCGGCCCTGACGCTAAACATTCGCCCGTTCGTGCAGCAGCGTCGCAACAAGGTGACCGCCTCGGGCGTGAACCGGGAGAAGTCGCAGTACCGCGTCTTCTTCAGTGACGGCTCCGGCATCTACGCGACTCTGTTCAACGGCAAGTACATGGGCTCGATGCCTGTGGAATTCCCAGACGCCGTGAACTGCATGTGCGATGGGGAAGACCCCGATGGATCTGAGACGGCGTTCTTCGGTTCTACCGATGGGCGCGTGTACCGGCTTGATGTGGGCACGTCGTTTGACGGGGACGAGATCGGTGCGTCGATCATCCTGACTTACGGCTTCGCGAAGTCGCCCCGCATCCTCAAGCGCTGGCGTCGTGCCTCGCTCGAGATCGACGGCAACGCCTACGCAGAATTCTCGTTTAGCTACTCGCTGGCATACGGGTCGACGCTGGTGCCGCAGGGCGCGCAGGAGTCTTACTCGACGAACCTGTCTGCCAGCTTCTGGGATAACGTCAACTGGGACAGCTTTGTCTGGGACGGCCGCACGCTTGCGCCGTCTGAGGTCGAGGTGGTCGGCACTGGCGAGAACATCGCCGTGCATGTCGCGTGCAATTCCGACTACTACGCGCCCTTCACGATCAACTCGGTCATTCTTCACTACAGCATGCGCAGAGGACTTCGATGAGCAACCCGTACTACAACGGGGGAGCGTTCCCCGCCACTGGCGCGCCGGCCACCTCTGCATCCATGCGCGCCGAGCTTAGCTCGATCTCGAGCGGGTTCGACAAGCTGCCGACGCTGTCTGGCAACGCGACCAAGCTCGTCGCCGTCAATTCCTCTGGCACTGCGCTGGAAGCCGTCAGCGTGCTGCCGCCCCTAACCATCACTGACTCCAACCTGGTGGTCGAGGACAACGCGGACAGCACGCGCAAGTTCCGCTTCGAGGCCAGCAGTGTCAGCGCGGGCGCGACCCGCGTGCTGACGGTGCCTGACGCCAACATGACGTTGGTGGGGGCGGACACGGTCCAGACGCTGACGAACAAGACGATCAACCTGACGAACAATTTGTTCACCGCCACCTCGGCGCAACTGGCTGCGGCTGTCACGGACGAGACCGGCACAGGCGCTTTGGTGTTTGCCACCTCCCCCACGCTGGTGACGCCTATCCTTGGCACCCCCACCTCGGTCACGCTGACCAACGCTACGGGGCTTCCTCTGTCTACGGGCGTGACGGGCACCCTGGCAACGACGAACGGTGGTACAGGACTTACGAGCTTCACCGCCAATGGAGTTGTCTACGCAAGCAGCACAAGTGCGCTGACCACGGGCAGTGCGCTGACGTTTGATGGGACGAATTTGACCAGTACTGTCGGCCCTTTCCGCAGCACGGTAGGCGCGGTTGACAGCATTTTTGGCTCAGGATCGTTTGTTAGTTCGACGCTCGGGATTGGCACGGTTTCCAATCACCCAATTACGTTTAACGTAAACCTGAACGAACAAATGCGCCTCACCAGCACCGGGCTGGGGATTGGGACCACGCCGAGCACACCACTTACGGTCCTGAAGGGAGCTGCTGGAACTGATGTCGCGTGGCTGCTGAATGCAGGTGGTTACGGCCTTCGTGTTCAGGCACAAACAGGAGGCAGTGGCACCAATACGCTGCTGTATGTCGCATCAGGTGAAACGCTCGCTTTTGGCGCCAACAACGCTGAACAAATGCGCCTCACCAGCACCGGGCTGGGGATTGGGACGAGTTCGATAAACAGCAAGTTGGTTGTGTCCAACGGCTCAAATCAGAATTTAGAAGTTCAGCCGGGTGCTACCACATATCTGTTTGCTTACGACAGAACAGCGAGTGATTACCTGAACCTTGATGTGGGCGGGCAGATTCTGACTTTTAGCACCGACAACGGTGCGGAAAAGATGCGCCTCGACTCCTCCGGCAACCTTGCGCTTGGCTGGGCAACTGCTCGCGGGGATCTCGATGTCAGCAGCGGCGTCACTGGGACCGCGATCACCAAGTCGATTCACCTCGGGTATTCGGCTGCCAACTTCTATGGCTTCCGACTTGCCAACACAAACACGGCAGGTTCTTTTTACGCCGGCACGTTTGCCATTCAACGAGGGATCGGCTCTGCGTGGAACGATGACCTTGTAGTTAATGATTCCGGCAATGTCGGGATTGGGACGAGTTCGCCTGCAAATAAACTTGTCGTTAGCAATGCCGGGGCCGCAGGGTTTGAGTTTGATCCGGCTAACGGCATCATGCAGACCTACAACAGGTCTGGCGCTGCGTATACCGCCGCAAAGGTATACGGGCTAACTTTTGAAGTTAGAACTGGCGCTTCTCCAGCGGCTAACACTTTCTTTATTGACACCTCCGGCAATGTCGGGATTGGGACGAGTTCGCCAACCCGTAAGCTCCAAGTCTCGACGGCGGGCAACAACTACATTGCTTCCGTAAACACAAGCGGCAGCACTTCGGCTTTGCTGCTTGGTGCTGAGAGCGGACAGACCACGCTTTATTCGTGGACTACGCCGAGCGGGTCAACCGGCGTCCCGATGACTTTCTACACGGGTGCGTCTGAGGCGATGAGGTTGGATACCTCCGGCAACCTCGGCCTGGGGGTGACGCCGAGTGCGTGGAGCATTGGCGGGCCGGCGATTCAACTTGTCGGCGGCGCTTCCTTTGTCGGAAACGCCTCGCGTTCGTATATCAATGCGAACGCATTTTGGAATGGCTCAAACTGGCTGAGAATTGCTGCACTTCCAGCGGTTCAGCAGATCAACGATCATACTGCTGGGTCGTTCACATGGAATATCGCACCAACCGGGGCTGCCGGGTCCACCATCTCAGCGTGGACGTCGGCGATGACGCTGGATGCGAACAGCCGCCTATTCGTCGGGACGACTGGACCGATAAACAACAATAAGATTTCAGCGTATTGCACGAACGAGAACGGGTTTGTTTCCTTAGTTACTAGCAACGCATTTTCAAATTTTCAAGGGTTTAACTCTTCGGCTGTTGCTACTTTCCAAGTTGATGGGACCGGCAACGGGTACTTTGCCGGTAACGTCGGTGTTGGGCTAACCAGCCCCGCTGGCAGGGTAACCATCAAAGGCGCGTCGGGCGCGTCGGCGCTTCAGCAACTGGGGTTCCAATACCACGGCAGTTCAAGTTACTTCATGGCCCTGGGCATCCAAGATGTCTCGGGCAACGCACAAGTCATGGCCGGGTCAGGCGCGGCGTTGGTCTTCTACACCAACAGCGACCTTGCTTCCACCAACGAACGCGCCCGAATCACGAGCGGGGGTGATCTGCTGCTGGGGACGACTGACACTGGGGCTGCTGGCCTCGGCGTCAGCAACCTGCTGAACCTCACCTTCCCCGAAGGCAGCGGCACCTCCTACGCCAACGTGTTCCGGCAGGCGTCTAGCGCGGCGACCATCCTTGCCAACGGCTACAAGCGCAGCGCCAACGCGAACGCTTTTGCTTCCAGCGTAGGAACCTCGTGGGCGAAATCGGCAATCGCGCTTAACACTGGCGACATTGCTTTCTACGCCGACCCTGCTGGCACGGTAGCAAACGGTACGGATGTCACGCCGACCGAAAGATTCCGCGTCAAGTCCACGGGGCAGGCGCGGTTCCTGCCTCTTGCTGCGGACCCCAGCGGCGCAGCGGACGGCGATGTCTACTACAACTCGACAACCAACAAACTGCGCGTCCGTGCTGGCGGCGCGTGGGTCGATTTGCACTAACGAAAGGCAAGCATGAACTGGCAGATCGAATGGCTCAAGACCACCCCGACCTCGGCCACTCCCCCGGAGTGGGTGCTGGAGTGCGGCTGGCGCTGCACGGACACCCAAGACGGGTTCTCGGGCACGGTGTACGGCACCTGCTCGTTTACGCAAGCGCCCGAGGCTGACGGCACCTACACGCCCTACGCTGACCTGACGCAAGACCAAGTCTTGTCGTGGTGCTGGGCCTCTGGCGTGCCCAAGGAGGCCACTGAGGCGAACGTGGCGCAGCAGATCGAGATGCAGAAGAACCCCCCGGTGATCCAGCCGCCGCTGCCCTGGAGCGTGTGATGGCGAAGGACAAGCTCTTGCACGTGGCCCTTGGCGTTCTTGCCATCGTCTGCGCGCTGGGCGCGCTCTTCATCCACGCCTGGTTCGGCCTGGGCGCGTGCCTGGCTTACACCACGACCGCCGTGGGCGTGCTGTACGAGTGGCAGCAGTGGTATCGCAAAGAGGGCCAGCCCGACCCGCTCGACGCACTCGCAACCGCTGCGCCCGGATGGCTGGCGTGGCTTGTCTTGGAGATGATGAAGTGAGCCCACCCTACGACGGCCCAGAGCGGCGCACGGACACACTGACCGAGGATCGCGTGAAGCTGATGATCGCGGAGGCTGTGCAGCAGGCGCTGACCTCGCATGAGCAGCACCTGACGGCGCACATGGACAAGCAGTTCGCCTCGCTGCGGCAGACGTTCGCCGAAGCGTTCCCGGGCGGGGATCCGCATGGGCATCGCGTGGCGCATGAGCGGCAGATCGCCAACGCTTCGTGGTGGGACAAGGTGAAGTCCGACGCCTTCGCCAAGACCGCCTCGCTGGGCCTGTGGGCCGCGCTGGTGTTCCTGGCCGTGGGGGTGTGGGAGCACATCAAGAACGAAGTGAAGAGGTGAGCATGGAAGACATCCTGAGTGGCGGCATCCTGGGTTCGGTTTTCGGCGGCCTGTTCCGGCTGGCGCCTGAGGTCCTGAAGTTCTTCGACCGCAAGAACGAACGCCAGCACGAGTTGTCGATGTTCGACAAGCAGTGCGAGCTGGAGAAGGTTCGCGGCTCGCAGCGCATGCAAGAGATCGGTGCGCAGCACGCGATGGCCGTGGACGTCGGTGTCATGGACGCCGTGACAGCGGCGATCAACCAGCAGGCTGAGATGGTGAAGGCCGCCGGCAAGGGCTGGGTGGCCAGCCTGTCGGCCAGTGTGCGGCCGGTGGTGACGTACTGGCTGCTCTTCGTCTGGTCGTTCATTCACGTCTGGTTTGCTTGGAGCGCTTACCTCGCCGGGGCGTCCCCGAAGGAAGTGTTCCTGACCATGATGACGGCCGACTTTGCGGCGCTGGTGGCCGGCACTTTCAACTACTGGTTCCTCGATCGGACTCTGAAGCAGCGGGGGCTTGCGTGAACCTGGACGTCGCGGTCGCGCTGTGCAAGCAGTTCGAGGGGCTGTTCCTGAAGCCCTACATCTGCCCGGCCGGCGTGCCCACCATCGGGTATGGCGCGACCTACTACGAGGATGGCCGGCGAGTGTCCATGGACGACTCGCCGATCACCAAGGAGCGGGCCGAGGAGCTGCTGCTGTGGGAGCTGCGCAAGGTCTCCTCTGCGGCTGTGGTGAGGCTGTGCCCCGAACTGTTCGCCTGGAGCCTCACAAACGGTTCCTGGCGGGCTTTCAACGCCATCACGGACTTCACCTTCAACCTGGGCTCAGGAAGGCTCCAGACGTCCACCTTGAGGCGCAAGCTGCGGGCCCTTGACTGGGAGGGTGCCAAAGAGCAGCTGGCCCTCTGGAACCGCGGCGGCGGCCGTGTGCTGCCCGGCCTGGTGCGCCGGCGCGCGGCCGAGGTGGCTTTGCTGCCCTGAGGGGTATCACAATGCTGGTTTTCCACCTACAATCCACCGCGGATCAGTGCGCCCTGCGCACGGCCTGCACTGGCTCGCTGCGGCGGGCCATTTTTGTTTGAGGGCTACGCATGGCAACCACGGTCGAGAATCCGTTCGACACGCAACCGAAGTCGTCCGGCGGGATCATCACCAGCTCGATGCCAAGCACGACGAGCGTGTCTCAGTACACGCCGCAGCAGCGGGAGGTGAGCAGGGCGACGGAGACTGCCGGCGGGCAGGTGGAGTCGCTGCTGTCCAAAGACAGCCCGCTCATGCAGCGCGCGCGCACGCTGGCGATGCAGGGCATGAACCAGCGGGGACTGGTCAACAGCTCCATGGCGCAGGGCGCCGGCGTGGCGGCCATGATCGACCGCATCACGCCGATCGCGCAGCAGGACGCGCAGACCTACTCGAACCGCGCGCTCGCGAACCAGCAGGCCGTCAACGATGCCGGCGCGCTCAACGTGACCGAGCGCAACAAGTTCGGCCTGCAGCTCGGCGGCCAGGCCTTCACCGCCGCCGAGAATCAGGCGCAGCGCGAGTTCCAGACCCGCGAGCGCGTGGGGTCGCAGGCCTTCACCTCCGAGCAGAACACGGCCACGCAGGCATTCCAGGCCGCCCAGGCGCAGCTCGACCGCGCACAGCAGACGGCACTGGCCGACAAGTCGATCGAGGCTCAGCGCGCCCTGCAGGTTGCGCAGCAGACCTTCGAGGGCGCGCAGAACGAGCTCAACCGCGTCAACGCCAGGACCCTGCAGGAAAGCCAGCAGAGCTTCCAGGCGACGCAGAACCAGCTCGACAGGACGCAGCAGGTCAGCCTGCAGGCGGCGGCCCAGACCTTCCAGGCCTCTGAGGCCGAGAAGCAGCGGGCGGCCGAGATCATGCTGGCCGACAGGCAGATCACCGCGGCCGCCGCGCTCGAGCGCGCGCGGCAGGAGTTCCAGGGCAGCCAGGCCTCGATGGACCGCGCACAGCAGGAGAAGATCCTGGTGGCGCAGCAGAACTTCCAGGCCGCGCAGGGAGACCTCGACAGGGCGCAGCAGCGCGCCCTGGCCGATCAAAGCATCCAGGCCCAGCAGGAGCTGCAGGCGGCGCAGCAGCGCTTCCAGGGCGCGCAGGCCGAGCTCGACCGGCTGCAGCAGACGACGCTGCAAAAGGGTCAGCAGGAATTCGTGGCCGGCCAGTCTGCGCTCGACCGCGGCCAACAGATGGCGCTGCAGACGGCTGCCCAGCAATTCCAGGCCTCTCAGTCCGACATCGACCGGGCCCAGCAGCTCATGCTGGCGGACAAGAACATCACCGCCCAGCAGGCTCTGCAGAGGGCCCAGCAAGAGTTCCAGCGCGGCGAGTCGGCCCTGGACCGTTCGCAGCAGGCCTCGCTACAGGCCGCCGCTCAGCAGTTCCAGGCGTCGCAGGCCGACGTCGACAGGGCTCAGCAGATCATGCTGGCCGACAGGAACATCACGGCTCAGCAGGCCCTGCAGCGTGCGCAGCAGGAGTTCCAGCGTGGCGAGTCTGCGCTGGACCGCACACAGCAGGCTTCTCTGCAGCAGGCCCAGCAGGGCTTTCAGGCTGCCCAGGCTCAGCTCGATCGTGCGCAGCAGGTGGCCCTGGCTGACAAGTCGGTGGCGGCGCAGCAGGCCTTGCAGGTCGCGCAGCAGCAATTCGCTGCGGCGCAGGCGGAGCTTGACCGCTCGCAGCAGCGCTCCCTGCAGCAGAGCCAGCAGGCCTTCCAGGCCGGCGAGGGTCTGATCGCCAGGCAGTTCCAGGCGGAGCAGGCCGGCCTTGACCGGAGCCAGCAGGCCTCGATGCAGAAGGCGCAGCAGGACTTCCAGACCGCGCAGGCCGAGCTTGATCGTGCACAGCAGGTGGCGCTGTCGGACAAGTCGATTGCGGCCCAGCAGGCGCTGCAGAACGCGCAGCAGAACTTCTCTTCTGCGCAGGCGGAGCTTGACCGCACCCAGCAGATCCGCGTGCTGGCTGCGCAGCAGACGTTCCAGACCACCCAGGCTGAGCTTGACCGGGCTCAGCAGGTCGCGTTGGCTGACAAGAGCATCGGTGCTCAGCAGGCTCTGCAGGTGGCACAGCAGAACTTTGCCGCCGCCCAGGCGGACCTGGATCGGGCTCAGCAGACCAATCTGCAGACCTCCTCCCAGAACTTCCAGGCCACACAGCAGAAGGCCCAGCAAGACTTCGCGGATGCGCAGGCCAGGCTAGACCGCGCTCAGCAGGTTGCGCTGGCGGACAAGAGCATCGGCGCGCAGCAGGCTCTGCAGGCTGCGCAACAAAACTTCCAAAGCGCACAGGCGGAACTGGATCGGATCCAGCAGACGAACCTGCAGACCTCTTCGCAGAACTTCCAGTCGACGCTGCAGAAGGCCCAGCAGGACTTCTCCGAGGCGCAGGCCAAGCTGGATCGCGCCCAGCAGGTCGCCCTTGCCGACAAGAGCATCACTGCGCAGCAGGCGCTCCAGACCGCTCAGCAGGAGTTCCAGAGGACGCAGGCGGAGCTGGATCGCACGCAGCAGGCGACCCTGAGCGCCAACCAGATCACGGCCCAGAAGGACCTGCAGAAGGCGCAGCAAGACTTCTCCGCGACGCAGGCGCAGCTCGACCGGAACCAGCAAGAGGCGATGGTCAAGCTGCAGAACACGCTGTCCCAGGGGCAGGTGCCGAACACCTTCGCGGCCAACACCATGCAGAGCACCAGCTCTGCAATCAACGCTATCATCGCTGACGGGAACCTTACGCCGGACGCCAAGCGCGGCGCGATCGACAACATCATCGCCAACGCCAACGCGACGCTGCGGTGGGGCTCGGCCTTCTACAACACGTCGATGCCCACCATCACCGCCCCGGGCGCAGCACCTGCCCCGGCGCCTGCCCCGGCGCCAAGCCCGGCGCCAGCTCCGCCAGGCGGCACCACTGGTGGGGGCATCGTCAACAGCGCGATGCAGCCTGACCAGTGGGGCCGCCTGCCAACCGATCCGGAGTACGGCGTGCGGCCGGACCCGCTTGAATCCACGGGCAGGTGATGCAGATCCGCCGCGCCACCTACCGCGACATCGTGGCGATCATCGACATCGCCGTGGAGTCGGTCACGCGCGATCCGCTGCCCGTCGTGATAGATCGCGATGCGATGCGCCAGATGGCCATGCAGTGCCTGAACCCAGCGCACTTCATGTGGGTGGCCGAGGACGACGACGGCCAGGTGGTTGCGTGCGTGGCCGCGATGACCCAGAAGTCGTTCTGGTATCGCGGCCTGCAGTGCTCGGTGCTGCTGTACTACACGCGCAAGCCCGGCGCGGGAGCTGCGCTTCTGCGCGAGCTCACTCGCTGGGTGAAGGGTCGAACCGGCATCAAGGTGGCGGTGCTTGAGCTTGAGCCGACAGTGGACATCAGGCTGACCCGGTTCCTGAGGAGACTGGGATTCGATCGCAAGTCGATCAACATGACGTATGTGAGGAGATCACAGTGAGCAAGGTCGTCAGGGGCGTGGGTCGCGCCGTCAGCAAGGTCGTGAGCGGCGTGAAGAACGTCGTTAAGCAGGTGGCCAAGTCGAAGCTGGGCAAGGTGCTGATCGGCGCCGCGGCGCTGTACTTCGGCGTGCCCATGCTGGCCGGAGCCTTTGGAGGCGCAGCTGCCGGCGCGGCGGCTGGCTCTGGGGTTCTTGGCACCATAGGGGGCGCAGTGTCTGGCGGCCTATCAGGCGCGGCCGCCGGCATCTCGCAAGCCTGGGCGGGGCTGACCGGCGCGGCCTCCGCGCTGGGCGCCGGGTCGTTGTCTGGCGCGGGCAGCTCGCTGGCTGGCGGCTTCTCTCCGTCGGCGGCCTTCGCCGCGGGCGGCGGCGCTGCTGCTCCCGCCGGCGCCGCGGCCTTCACTGGTCAGACGATGACCGGCCTGCAGACAGTCGGCACAGACGTCGCCGGCTCGGCCGCGAAGGCCGTGTCCGCATCTCCCTGGACGCAGGGCCCCACCGGTCTCAACGTGCTGGCCAGCGAGGCCGGCAGGGCGGGGGCCGGCAGCACCGGCCTGATCGGCAAGATGATGGCCAGCCCTTATGCCGCGCCTGCGCTGATCAGCAGCGGCACGCAGCTCATCGGTGGCGTCATGCAGGGCTACGGCGCGCGACAGGAGCAAAAGCGTGTCGAGGACATGGACGCGCAGAAGCTGGGCACCTACAACCGCAACATCGGCACGCGCCTGTTCTGAAAGGACTCATCATGCCCGGACTGATCAACGAGCAGATGGCGCCGGCGCAGGGCGCGCCCGCGCCCGAAGGCACGCCCGCCGATTCGCCACAGGGCGAAGAGGACGCGAACAGCAACCCGGAGTACGTCACGGCGCTGAAGTTCGCGATGCAGGCTTTGTACGACAAGGGCGCTGCGGAGGGCGTGGCCGAGGGTCTGCGCACCGCGCGCGACCCGGTGGAGGGTCTGGCCAACACGGCCTACGAGATCACCTCGATCGTCGACGAGCGCACGCAGGGGCAGGTCCCTGACGAGCTTTTCGCGCTGCTGGCCACGAAGATCCTGCAGGAGGTGGCCGACGTCGGCGAGGCGGCGGGCATGAACTACAAGCCGGCCGACGTGGCGTCTGCCCTCAAGCAGATGATCCTGCGCTACCTCGGCGAGCAGGGGATGGACACGACGCAACTGCAGCAGGCCATGGACCAGGTTGACCCTGAGGAGTTCAACCGCATGGCCATGGAGGGCGGAGAGCAGGAAGAGGAGATGCCGGCATGAGCGGACTCATTTGGAGCGGGATCGGCCAGGGCATTGCCAATGCCGGCTCGACCATGGGCAACTACATGATGCAGTCTGCCCTGCAAGACGACAGGCAAGAGGAGCGCCGCCGCGAACGCGAGGAGGAGGCCAAGCGCCAGGCCGAGCGCGACGCGCTGTACCGGCGGCCGGCGGATCAGCAGGGCGCGGGCCGAGCCGGTGGCGATGGCGCCATGTCGGCTGCGGACATCGGGGAGGGCGGCAGGGACGAGGGCATGCTTGCGCGCCGCGCCGGCATGACGGTACCCGAGCTGCGTGCGATGCGGCGCTACTCCGAGACCGGCAACACCGAGCCGTTCAAGCGCGAGAGCAACAAGGTGACGACCAAAGACACCGGGGACCAGTACAACCCCGAGGTGGAGTCGCAGATCGTCAA